ATGACCCATTCAGACTGCATTGATCTCGCCGCTCTCTATGAGAGGAAGGCGCAAAACGGGCTCGTCGATGTCAAATTTTTTGTTGGCAACATCGGCGAAGCTGTGAAGGAAATCGTTTGTGGAGAGGTGCTTCGCTTGGAAGCTGCCGTTGAACGCGGAGACGTGTTCCCCCTAAATTTTGACGATCGTCACTGACTCTGCTAGATAAATCGAGCAGTATGAAGCCCCGGTTAGTGCCGGGGCTTTTTTCTTGGGGCGGCTGATGTATCTAAATTCCGAAAACCTGAGCCGACCGTTCGCTGTCGCGAGAGACCTTCTACAGCGATTGACTCGGGGAACTCCTGGTAGCGGAAAGCCTGTAATTTCGATTGACGAGCTTCACCAGCTTGTCGAACAGGATACAAATGTAAGAATAGACAAATATGAGGTAGAGTTTGAAGCAACATATCTCCGTGGACGAGTAGAGCGCTACGAGGGAGGCCGAATAGCTATAATCCACGTGCGCGCAAACCAAGACATATTTTGGAAGCGGTTTGTGGTCGCCAAGGAATTATTGCATATAAAAATTGACGGGGATGAATATTTTTCGCCCTATGGTGATCAGACATTGGAAGAGTTGATCCGAAAGGGGCACTTTGGATTAGCTAGCCTAGCCCCTCCTGGGCAAGAACCCACACAATCGGAAGTTATAGCGGAAATAGCGGCGCTGGAGGTTTTATATCCGCTGGATTGTCGAAGGAATGACGTCCAAGAACTCGCCGCCAAAACGACGACCCGCATTCAGCTTGCGCACCGGTACGGAATACCAGCGAGCTATGCGGCGACGGCGCTTGATCCAGAATATCTGGAACTCATAATCAAGGGCCTAGGGCTGACGGCGGCCTGATTCGAAATGAACAAAATGCTTGCTTAGTGGAAGAAGCTAGCATAATGTTCAGTTCATGAACAAGCTGCCCCTCGCCAAGCGCGTCCAAATCCTCTCGATGCTCTGCGAGGGATCGTCAATGCGTTCGATCTCGCGCGTCTGCGATGTGTCCATCAACACAGTCACGAAGCTGCTTGTGGACGCTGGCGAGGCGTGCGCCGAACTTCATGACCGCGAAGTGCGGAACGTGACCGCCAGCCGCGTCCAGTGCGATGAAAGCTGGTCATTCTGCCATGCCAAGGAAAAGAACGTGGCCACTGCGACCGCCGCGCCAGAGGGCGCGCGGGACGTCTGGACGTGGACGGCGATCGAGGTCCAATCCAAGCTGATCATCTCATGGTACTGCGGCGACCGTTCGGGCGCGTCGGCGATGGTCCTCATGGACGATCTGCACGCCCGGATCGCCAACCGGGTCCAACTGACGACGGATGGCCACAAGGCCTATCTGGGCGCCGTGGAAGGGGCCTTCCGCAGCGATATCGACTATGCCGTGCTGATCAAGCTCTACGGCCCCACGACGGTCGCGCCGGGCCGCCACAGCCAGGCGGAATGCACTGGCGCGATCAAGACGCCGATCGAAGGCAAGCCCGATGAAAAGCACATTTCGACACCCTACGTTGAGTGTGCCAATCTCACCACGCGGATGTCGATGCGTCGGTTCACCCGCCTGACGAACGCCTTCTCAAAGAAGCTCGACAACCACATGCACGCGCTGGCGCTCTACTTCGCTTTCTACAACTTCACCCGCATTCACAAGACGCTGAAGATCACGCCGGCTATGGCGGCAGGGATCACGGATCGCCTATGGTCCATGGAAGACATCGCGAACCTGATCGACGCTCGCGCGCCGAAAGCGGCGGTTGGCGTACGCGGTCCGCGCGGCCCCTACAAAAAGAAATTGGGAAACTGAGACACTACTTCCGGGTTCGATCATGATGATCGTCGACTATTTTTCATAACGACGAAGGTCTTCATTGACCCTCGGCGCCTCAGGGTACGACCGCTCGCTTGATCGGTCCGTGTTTCATACCCGGCGCGCCGGATGCCGCATCGATCCGGTCATGTCTGGACATCGCCCACGGAGAACAGGCCATGGCCACTTGCCGCGTGATCATCGCCGAAGCCATGCGGGCGCTGAAGGCGCTCGGCCAGGGTGACGCGCCGACGATCGATGAACTGACCACCGGGTTGGAGGCGGTCCAGACTCTCGTCCTGGATCTGCATGACGCGCGCGGGCCGATGCTCGACGTCGATGTGCCCGGCGGTTACGCCTATCCGTGCGGCGACCCCTGCGACCCTTGTGATCCGTGCCCGCCGCCGTCAGGACCGCTGACCTGGATCCCTTCGGAGAACCAGCGGATCAGGATCCAGGCCGGCGCGAGCGTGACGATCACCCTGCCCAACGCCATCCCGCTGTTCAACATGCCCGATCCGTACGACTACGGATTCAACGCCGCCACCGTGGCGCCGGCGGTCGGAACCACGGGCGCCGCGGACGGTATCGAATACCGCCAGCCGCGCGACGGGACCCGCATCGAGATCGTCGGGACGACGCAGGCGCTGTACTTCTACCGCGCGGACATCAACAGCTGGATGGCCGCGACCGGACTGCTCATCGATACCGAAACACCGTTCAACAACCGCTACAATTCCGCGCTCGCCGCGCTCGTCGCCGAACGGCTGATGGAGACTCTGCCGGGCACGGACGAACCGACGCCGGGGCTGGCCAAGCGCATCGCCCGCGGCCGCTCGGCCCTCATGCTGCGGACCGGAACCATGCGCGACCGCGTCGTGGCGGATTACTTCTGATGGCCACCTGGTACGTCAACAGCGCGGCGGCCGGGACCGGCGCGGGGACCAGCTGGGCCAATGCCTGCACGACCCTGGCGGCGGCGATCGCGCTGTCGTCGGCGGGCGACGATTTCGACGTCGCCAGCACCCACGCGGAGACCACCGCCTCGGCCCTGACGCTGACCTTCAAGGGAACGGCGGCCGCGCCCAACCGCGTGTTCAGCTGCGATACGACCAACAGCCCGGCCCAGGCGTCCGACCTTCTGGCCGGCGCGTCGGTGACCACGACCGGCACGTCCGCGCTCAGCGTGTCCGGCTTCGTCTACATCTATGGGGTGACCTTCAATTGTGCCACATCGACGGGCGTAACCAACCTGACCATCGCCTCGGCGGCCGGTAACGTCATCCTCGACACCTGTGCGCTGAAGGTGTTGGCCACATCCTCCACGAGCGCGCTGATCTGCGGGAACAGCGTCGCCGGCGTCGACGGCTCGACGACGTGGATCAACACGACAGTTCAGCTCTCCAACGCCGGCCAGAGCATCCAGGTCATGGGCGGCCGGTTCCGGTGGCTGAACACGCCTTCCGCGATCGTCTCGGGCACGCCGCCGAACACGCTTTTCGTGAACAGTTCGACCGCGCGGGGCGTTACGGTCCTGTGCGACGGGATCGACCTCTCGGCGTTGTCGGGAAAAGCCTTGGTGGCCGCTTTGCCCGAGGCCGGCTACGTTCAGTTCGTCAACTGCCGCTTGCCCGCGTCCGTGACGATCGCATCAGCCCCCAGCGCATGGGGGCAGAGCATCGACCTGGTGAACACCGACTCCGGCGCGACCGGCTGTCGGCAGGAGCGCTACCAGTATCCCGGCACTCAAACGACGGAGACCACCAATACCCTCAGCGGCGGGGCCAGCGACGGGGTGCAGCCGATCTCATGGAAGGTCGCGGCCAACGCCAACGCCTCGCGGGTCAACCCCTTCGAGTGCTTCCAGATCGCCCAGTGGTTCGGAACGGGCCTCGGCTCCTCACATACGATGACGTTTCAGGTTCTTGCCCCGGCCGGCCTCACCAACGCCGATATCTGGGTCGACGTCGAGTATCTGGGCAACGCCTCATACCCCCTTTCCAGCAAGGCCACCTCGGCGCCGGCGACACCGCTCACGGCGGGGTCGGCGTTGTCGACCTCCGGCGCCGGCTCATGGGGCGGATCGACGGGTGACACGGCCTACACGATCCCGGTTACGTTCACACCTCAGCTGGCCGGTTATGTCCGCGCCACGGTCCGCATCGCCAAGGCCTCGGCCACACTGTACGTCGATCCGAGCCCGGTGATCGTCTGATGACGACGCGAGCGGCCATCGTCGGCGGCGCGGCTCCCGCCGCGCTCTTTGTAAACGAGACCGGTGCGCGCGAAGCGATCACTCCCGGAGGCGAGGTCGATGAGAGACCCCCGCCGGTAACCGTCACGCCCTTCGATCGGGCGCCGTACTTCACCTATCTGGAGATGTGAGCCGATGACCGGACGCATGTACTCGATCAACTTCGCCGACGTTTCCGTCTCGGCGTCTCAAGACCTGATCAACATCACGGCGACCGCCAACATGGCGTTCAAGATCCACCGCATCGAACTTGGTCAACGTTCGCTCACCGCCTGGGAGAGCAAGCCGGTGAAGCTGATCCGTCTGCCGGCGAGCGTCACCGCCGGTTCGGGCGGATCGGCGGTGACGCCGGCGAAACTGAACAACGGCGATGTCGCGTCCACGGTGACCGCGCGTTCCAACGACACCACGCCGGCGAGCACCAGCGGCGCGGCGGCCACCTTGATGGCGCGCGAATGGGAATTCCTGAACGGGTTCCTCGTGGTGTTCACGCCGGACGAGCGGCCGGTGATCGCGCCCGGCCAGGCGGTGTCTCTGAACCTGCCGACGGCGCCGTCCGGAGCCACGCTGGCGTCGGGGACGATCCTCATCGAAGAGCTTTTCTAGAAGCAAATTCACCGTCGGGTGACGTCGGACGCCGCGCTCGAGCGCGCTCGGAAGGGCGCCTCGATTCGATCGGCGGCGTCGCGGCCTGGGCCTTTTCTTTGTTTGCTCGGCGTCTTCGCGGTCATTTCTTCTTCCCGCCGGGGGCGGCTCGATGTCCTGGATCTTTCATGAGCCGTTCGAGGGGGCCGTCTTCGCGCGTCGGCGCGTGTATGCCCCGCCAGTGCCGCGTCGATCGTTCCGCCGGCCCATGGCGGGCCTCGGCATCGACCTCTTCGGCGATGAACCCTGGACGGCGCAGCGCAGGGCCTATGCGCCGGCGCCCGTGGCCGTGGCGGCCATCCGGCCGTTCAGCCCCGCCGGACGCGTCCTGGCCAGCCTTCTGGCGGCCGACGTGTTCGGCGAACATGGTCCGCCGACAAACCACACCCGGCTGTTTCCTTCCGGCTTCGCTCAGATCAACGGCGACGTCGGGCGATCCGCCTCTTTCACCGTGTCGGTCGGCGGCGCCGACGCAAGCGTCACGGCAGCCTTCGCCGGCGCCGGCGACGATCCCTACGGCCCGATAGGGCTCTCGATCGCGACCGGGGTGGCGCTCGGCGCCGACCCATTCCGCGAGCTCGCCGTGCAGAACCCCGCCGTGTTCGGCGGCGCGAGCGCCAGCCGCACCGTCTGAACACCCCTCTTGAAAGGACCGATCCATGGACCCTCGTTCCGAGGCCTGCCTGAGCCTTGTCGAGCCCGATCTCTGCAAGATCATCCGCGGCGCCGCGCAGAGTCCGCAACCGTTCGAAGTCACCTATGGCGCGCGCACGCTCGCGGCGGAGGCGCAGGCGGTGGCCAGCGGCCATTCGCAGACGATGCATTCGCGCCACCTGCTCGACAAGGCCGGTTACGCCGCGGCGGTGGACGTCACGCCGCTGATCGGCGGGGCGCTGTCGTTCGCGCCGGGCGATGAAGAGCGCGTGTACGGCCAGCTCGCGGCGCAGATCAAAGCCTCGGCCGAGGCGCATGGCGTCACGATCGAGTGGGGCGGCGATTGGCGGACTTTCAAGGACTGGGGCCACTTCCAGCTGCCGTGGGCCACGCACCCATGAGCCCGCTCAGTCCTCAGGTCATCCTGGCCGCCGGCGCGCTGGCCATTCTCGGAGGCATTGGCGCGGCCATGCTGGTCCTGCCGATCCCGCCGGCCAACGCCCAGTCCGTGACCTTCATCCTCGGCGCCCTGGCCGGGGCGCTGACCATGCAGGGCTCGGTCAAGGCCCCGCCCTCTCCCGTTCCACCCCCAGCCGGCGATTCCGGCGCACTGAAGGACCCTCAGGTATGAAACGCCTCTCCCTATCCGTCACCGCCACGCTCGGCGCCCTGTCGCTATGCGCCTGCGCCGGCCTCGCCGACTACGTCACGCCGACGCTGCAGGCCGACAACGCCGCCGTCGCGGCCGCCACCGTGACGGTCAACAACGACGTGCTGCAAGCCAAGGCCGACTATGACGCCGACAAGGCCGCGCTGCCCGGAGACGCGGTCAAGATGGCCGCCGATCAAGCCGTCTTGCGCGCCGCCTTCGCGACCCTGGTCGCCGATCTCAAGGCCGCCGGCCAGCCTCCCCCCGCCACGCCGAGCGCCGTGACGGCCGCGGCGCCCCCCACCTGACCCACACGCCAACGTTAGGAACACCCCATGGGCACTCAATCCGGCGTCGCCGGCACACTCGACGTCAGCATCGTCGGCAACGCTGGACAGCTGCCCATCCCGGTGGGGGCGGTGGCATTCAGCGCGAGCTCTAACAATGTTGCGAATGCGACGGCGCAGGCTGTCACGCCGGCGTCGGCGGGAAGGACTGCTTATGTGACCGGCTTTCAGGTCACTGCTTCCGGCGCAACGGCTGGACTTGCCGTCACCGTGAACCTCGCGGGGACAATCGGCGGCTCCAATTACTATACCTTCGTGTTTCCCGCCGGCGTGCTCGTAGCTGCGCAGCCTCTACCGTGACCTTCCCTATTCCCGTCCCTGCCAGCGCTCCGAACACCGCCATGTCGATCAACCTGCCAGCCGGCGGCGCTGGAAACACCAATGCGACGGTGAGTATCCAGGGCTACCAGATCTAACATCAGGGGGAGAGGGTCATGTTCAGTTCTCCCGGCAGCATCGTCCCACTGACCGCGCTAACACCCCTTGGGGCCCCGGTCGGAACCGATATCCTGCCGATACAGCGCACCTCGCCGATGCAGTCGGCGACCGCAGCCGGCCTCCAAGCATTCACAATCAATTCTGTGATGGCGTATGGAGCGGTCGGCGACGGGGTCACAGATGACACGGGCGCTATACAGTCGGCGATCAACACCGGCGCGCCCTTCTACTTCCCCGCCGGCGTCTATGTGATCAGCTCGACCCTGCTGTTCACCACCGCCGCGAACCACGGCCAGGTGATGCGCGGCGCTGGACCCACCGCGAGCGACGGGAACGGGGCCGCGAAGGCCGTGATACGCCCCGCCAGCGGGGTTTCGGTGGCCATCCAGATCGACGGGACGCCGTTCGGCACGTATCTGCAGGGGTTTGGCTTAGAAGACCTGACCATCGATATGGTTAACATGGCCGATGCGGCCACAAGCGTCGCAATTCAGCAAATCCAAGCCTTCGGCGGCCGATACAAAAACGTAAAGGTGTACAACGACGGGGACAACAAGCGCGCCTGGCAGTTTCTGACCGGCGCCTACACCACCAGCCTGCACAATTGCAAAGGCGCGTTCGTCGAGTGCATCGGGATGAGCACCGGCAACGGCGTCACCACACTGAGCTTCTATGATTTCGACGGAGATCAGTTTTCATCGATCTACACCAATTCTATTACGGTCATCGGGGGGGCTTGGCAGGGGATCGGCACCACCAAGTTCAAGTTCCGTTATGGATGCGACTTTTGGCTCAAGACCGACGTCGAGGGGACCGGCGTCTTCCTGGACGTTGACACATCCGTAAACGCGCTACGTTCCCAATGCGAGCTACAGGGCTTCTCCGGGACGTACATGAACGGCACGCCTGCCGCATCGAGCATGCTGTTCGACCAACAGGTCAACTACAACACCTATCCGTTCAACATGACGGTCGGTTATTTCCAACTGAACAGCCAGGGCGTGGCGACGCGCTCCTCCTTTCACAGCGGCGCGTCCGGCGCAAATTACTATCTTGAGATCGGGCGCACGAGCCTCGAGCTGCTGCTCGGCGTGGCGGCGGCGAGCAATGACTTTCTGCCCGGCACGACCCCTGGCGATGCGGTGGTGGGCGGCTGGCTGAGCGGGGGAAACCTCTTCCTCGCGGCGGGGTCCGTGCCCATGGCGAAAATCACGCCCACCGGCTTCAACACCTTCGGGACCGGCCAGCTGAAGTGCGGTCAATTCGTCCTCACGCCAACCTCCGACGGCGCCGACCTCTTCGTGATCAAGAACGCCGAAGGCGCTGGGCTGATCGACATCACAACCGGTGGGACACCCGGGGCCAGCACGTTCGCAATCGCTCAGGGGATGGACCTGCTCGGCTACTCGGATGCGTTCTCGACTCAGTCGTGGAAGATCAATTCGGCGACGGGTGCGATCCAAGCCGGCTCGCAAATCTATCCGGGCTCGGGAACGGCCGATGCGCCCCAACTCAGCAGCGCCGCGGGAATCCTCGCCGGCAACGGCAACCCGTCGAACGCGATCGGCAACAATGGCGACTTCTACCTCAGGGGCGATGGAACCCGCGGGTCGACGAACCTGATCTGGCACAAGGAGGGCGGTTCCTGGACGGCGATACTGTAAAGGAGCGTCATGCGAACGTCCTTTGCGATTTTCATGAACTGGACTGCGGCCTTTGCGACAGTGGTTTCTCTCTACGCGCCAAGTCTGCTTGGCGTCCCGTCGAGCGCGTCGACACCACTGATCGCGGGTGTGATCGCATTGAGCCTAATCCTCCCCGTTTTGCGGGGGTTTCCGACTTTTCCCATCGTGCCGGCGGCGTGGCCAATTCGAGGACTATCAGTCCTATGTCTGGCGCTCGCTCTTACGGGGTTCGCAATATCAGCTGCGGTTGGCCACTTCGATCGAACTTACAGTTTGAACGACTGGGGTCTGCTTGGGCTACAAGCGGGAATGCCCGTCCTGATCGCCCTGAACGGCCGCCGCATGCAGCTACTGAATGCGTTGGGATGGATCTGCGTGGCATTCGCGACTGCAGACATGGTAGCCAATATCTGGTTCGCACTGCAAGGCGCATGGCAGCGCGATCCGGGGCTCTCGGGGAATACGCATGCTGCCGGTCTTGTAGCGTTCACCGCAGTGGTATTCCTCGCCGCATGCAAGGCAGGGTGGTGGCGCTGGGCGCTGATCCTAGCATTGCTCGGGTCGCTCTTCGTGATAGACGCGCGTCGCTATCTAGGTATGGCGGTCGTTGCCATACCTCTGTTGACCTATCGCCCGGTCTCGAAGCTGCCCCTGGTTGTTGTCGCCACCGTTGCGGCAGCCGTAGGCCTCTATGGTACTTTTGCGACGGGCGCTTTGAGTTTTGGGGACAATCTTCGAGCGAGCCTGATGCTAACGGGCCTAGGCGACGCTCTCTCGCATCCGCTGCTAGGCTCCGGACCGGTTTGGCGCGATGCGTCTGGTTTGGAGGCAACCTATCAGAGCCTGGCTGGCGCGGGCGTCACTGAGTCTGGTGTTCTCGATCTTTCAATCGCTTACGGAATGCCCTCTGCTGCATTATTCGTGCTTGCCGCCGTATTAGCGTTGGTTGCCACGCGTTCGAGGCTTACATCGCCGGCCGTTATACTAGCAATGCTTACAGCTGAGCTTGCGTTCGGTGACTCGCTTACGGGCTTTCTTGGAGCGATTCTTTTTTTCACGTCGCTCACAATCTGCCAACGGGACGAATTTCGGCTTCTCGCCACGGCGTGAGGGGCGAGAGGTGCGGCCGACGGGGCCCGGATGGCCAGGATGTTGGTCAACGAACTGTGCCTTCTCGCGGTGCGCTGATTGAGGAGAGGGAGACGAGCAATGCGCTGTATCAACTGCCGACGCCGCAGGGCGCTTGCTCTGCTTTCCTGAGCCTGTGTCCTCAGTGGCGATAAGCCCCCGCGCGATCGCCCCGAGGATCGCCGCCCCGCGCGGATTGTCGGTCGCGTTGGCCGCATCAAGAAAGCGGCTGGCAATTCGCTCAAGGCGCTCATCGGCCTCGGGGGAGGATTTGGAGACGGCCGCAATGATCTCGGTTGTCAGGAATGTCGTCGCCACGGTCAGGTCGCCCAAGGCTATCGGCGTCTTGTCTGAGAACATCGTCGGCCTTTCCCTGCGTGGATTGCCGCCGTTTCACCAATGACACCGGGAGTCGACGGTGACGCTCGAGCGTTGCGCGGTAGCCCCCTTCTAACCCTCGGGCTTTCTTCCCTCAGAAAGTGCAAGGGGAGATGGAGATTAGATCATGACAGCGCCGACAGTCAGGGACGTGATCAACCGCGCCGCGCGGCTGAATGGTTCGATCGCGACGGGGGATGCACCCTCTGTCGATGAGCTGAACGACGCGATGCTGAGCCTCAACATCATGAAGCGGGCGATGTTCGGCACGCTGATCGGGACCCGGCTCAGCCCGCAGGACTGCACGGGGCTGACCATGGCGCAGGCGGAGAACGGCGGAGAGTATCAGATCCCGGCTGTCGGGTTCCTGTTGACGGCGCCGGCCAACCCCCGCTCGGGCGCGCGGTTCGGAGTGGTCGACGCCAATCTCAATTTCGGCGCCACCCCCTGCACGGTCGCGCGCAACGGGCGGCTGCTGAACGGCTCGGCCTCGAACCTCGTCCTGACCACCAACGGGCAGAACGTACGCTTCTGGTTTCGTGGCGACACCGGCAACTGGATCGAGGAAGCGGACTACCAGACGCCCGACGATACGATCGAATTTCCGGAGGCGTTGATCGCCTACATGCCCAACATGCTGGCGGTGGCCATCGCCGCGGAATACGGCGCGGATCTGCGCCAGGACGTGGTGGCGGCCGCCGCCGAAGGGCGCCAGGCGTTCGCGCGCGCCTACGCCCGTCGGGGGCGCAACCAGGTGGATCCGCCGATCGGCGTGGAACCGGTCGGGCCTCAAGCGGCGCCGCAGGGGCGGTAGATGGCCGATCCGCCATTCGAGCCGATCGCCGCGGCCGGATCGGCGTCCTCCAAACAGATCGCGCAATTCCGCGCGGACGGCGCCAGCAGTCTCACCGGACTGCGGATCCCGTTCTTTTCGGACGCCTTCTCCCGCGCGTCAGGCCTGCCGGAAGCGCGGCTGCTGAACTTCATAAGCGAGGCGACACCGCTGCGTGAAGAGCGCCCCAATGTACCCATGGTGGGCCTGCGGGAGATCCGCTACTCGCGCCCGGGCGTTGTTTCCAGCCCCTTCACGATCGGGTCAGGGCCGATCCGTGGGTTCCAGCCCTCGGCGAGCACGCTGGGCATCGTGTCTGGCGACACGGCCTACAACAACATCGGCGGCGAGCTGGGAACCATCACCGGGACCGATCTCGTCCGTTACGCCACCAGCGGAACGCAGCAGGTGATCGTGGCCGACGGCGTAGCCTATCTGCTCGGCGCCGGCGTCTACACGGCGCTGCCCAACACGGTGCTGCCGCCGGTGCAGGATGTCGCCTATCTCGCGGGGCGGTTCGTCTATGTGTGCCGGAACTCCGCCACCTTCTACTGGTCGGACGTCAACGACGCGGCGAGCGTCAACGGGCTGAACTTCGCCTCCAACCAGATCGCGGCGGACACCACGATCGGCGTCGCGGTGCTGAACAACCAACTGGCTTTCTTCGGGACGCGGTCGGTGGAGTTCTGGAGCCCGAACGCCAATGCGGGGCCGACCGATCCGGCGTTCCTGCCGAACCTGGGGACCGGCTATCAGCGCGGGTGCGCGGCGCGCGACACCATCGGCTTCGCCGACAACGCCCTCTTCTGGGTCGGCGAGAACGGGGTCGTCTACCGAACCGGCTCGGCCCCGACACGGATCAGCTCCTCATCGATCGAGGACAAGCTGCGGCAGTGCGCCGATCTGGCCGGATGTTCGGCGATCGTGGCCACCTTCGAGGGCCACGAGTTCTACATCCTCAACGTGCCGGGCATCGGCTCCTACGCCTATGACATCAGTCGGATCGGCACGACGGCGGGCGCCTATGGCGACAGCTATGAGCGCGGCGAGTGGTGTGAGTGGGCGAGCTATGGCCGCCCCCAGTTCCGCGGCCGCGTCTCGGCGGTGTTCCAGGGTCAGCAGTACATCGGCGATGACCGCACCAACGATATCGGCGTCATGCGGGTGGGTGTGTTCACCGACTACGGCGGCGTCATGACGCGCCAGGCGAGCGCCTTCATCAAGGTCGAGGAGGGCCGGCCGCGTTGCGACAGCCTGATCCTGCATGGCGTTATGGGCGTCGGCAATCCCACCGACCCAGGATCAGCGCCGACCGTCGAGATGCGCTACAGCGACGATGGCGGACGCACATTCGCGAAGTGGCGGGCGGGGACGCTGGGGCCGATGGGGCGGTATCTGACCCGCGCCTACTGGCAGCGGCTGGGCCTGATGCGCGCGCCGGGTCGGCTTGTCGAGGTGAGGTGTTCCGATCCGGTCAACGTGGTGTTTTCGCACCTCGAACTCAACGCGGCGAGGCCGGCGCAATAGCCAGCAAGAAAGGCGCACCACTAAGGCACGAAGGGCACGAAGAAGAAGTAAAGCACGGCGTAGCCGTCGTCTATTTTGCGGCTCATCGTTGATTGCGCCTTCGGCGCGAAGACAAACGTGTCTTTGTATCCTTCGTGTCTTTGTGACGCGCTTTTCTTTTACAGCACTCTAGGTGACGCGATGACCGCTCAATTGGTGAATGTACCGCCGTGGCAGCTGCCCATGGTGGACGCGACCGGCAAGGTCACCGCGTCGTGGCAGTGGTGGTTCTCGCAGATGTTCGATCGGTCGGGTGGGACCGTGGACAAGGTCGACGCGGCGCACGTGGCCGCTCTGGGGGCGGTTCCCCAATCCACCGAGGTGGTCGCCGGCGGCGGCCTGCAGATCGGCGGCGCGCTCGGCGGCAACGTCGCTCTCGCGTTCTACCGGGTCAAGGATGTGGTCGCCCGACTGCCGACGACGGACAACAGCGAGGGCGATTGGGCCTATGCGCTCGATGGTTGCAAGACGGGCGAGACGACAGGTCATGGCACCGGCGTGCCGGTGTGGTGGTCGACGCCGGCCGGCGAGGGCCGCTGGTATACCGGCGCCGGATCGGCGGTGACCGGGTGATCCGCGAGGAGCGCGACCCGGCGTTCTGGTGCGAGATCGCCTCGCATCCCGACCTGGCCGGCGCATTGATGGGGCTCACGCCTCATCAGGTGGCGGACATCGCGACGCGGCCCGACATCCTGCCTCTGGCGAGCGACAACGGGGGTTACTTTTTCGGCCGGCTGGACGGTCTGGGCATGGTGCTGGAATTGCATAGCCTTTTCCGTCCAGCGGGTTGGGGCCGCGAGGTTGCCGCCACCGGCAAGCAGGCGCTGGTCCGGGTTTTCCGCACCGCGCAGGTGATCACGACCTACGAAATCCACGGCAATGACCATAGCCGGCCGCCGCGATCCTACGGTTTCGTGCGGGCCGGCGACTGGCAGACCACCGGCGCCGGAACGCTGCGGCTTTGGGTGCTGACCCGCGCCGCATGGGAATCGAGCCCAGCCTTCAGGAGACAAGGACACCATGCCAATAGCTTTGATCGGAGCGGGGATCGCGGCGGCCGGATCGATCGGCGGGGCGCTGATCAGCAGCTCGGCGACCAACAACGCCGCCAGTGACGCCTCCAACGCGGCGGCGGCGAACAACGCGTTGCAGAGCCAGATCTACGAGTCCAACAAGGGACTGGCGACGCCGTACATAAATGCCGGCGACACGGCCAACACCGAGCTGCAAGGCTTTCTCGGGCTTGGCGGAAGCCAGGCGGCGTCGACGGCGGCGCTCAACACCTATCTGAACTCGACCGGTTATCAGTTCAATCGTGACCAGGGGATCAGCGCGATCACCGGCGACAAGGCGGCGTCGGGTCTCCTGAACAGCGGTTCGACGCTGCAGGCGCTGGACACGTTCGGGACGAACCTCGCGGACCAGTACGGTCAGCAATACGTCGGCAACCTGCAGAACGAGGTCGGCACTGGCGTGAGCGCCGCCAACTCCCTGGCCGGCGAGGGCGAGACCTACGCCAACCAGGTCTCCACCAACAACAACAGCGCGGCGACGGCCGCCGCCAATGCCGGCATCGCGAACGCCAACACGATCAACGGCGCGATCACCAACGCCTTCAATGCTTACGGCGCGGCTCGGGGGCAGAGCTCTTTTCTCGGTGGCGGCGCAACCGCCGGCAACGCTTTTCTTGGAGGATGAAAATGATGGAGAGCATGCCGCTCGCCGCGCCGGCCCTTTCGCCTCAGCCGGACGCGGCGACGTCCTATGCGGAGGCGTTCAGGGTCGGCCGGAGCCTGGCGCAGGCCGGCGCCGCGGCTGGCGCGGGTCCGCCGCCTCAACCGGGCGCCGCCGGCTCCAACGGCGCCGCTGGCGATACGTCCCAGTTGGCCGCTCAGATCGACGCGACACCGCCGGCCCAGCGCGCGGGGGTGATCGCTCAGGCGCAGCAGAGCAACGAACAGCTCGCGCATGTGCTGATCGGCCTCAAAGGCTATCCGCCCGGCGAACGCCTGGCGATCGCCCGGCATCTGGCCCAGACCACGGGCCTCGTCGACCCGAACGGCGTCGGCGCCGGCGACGTCACCGACCAGGGGATCGACGCGCACCTCGCCCAGGCGATGTCGGTCGAGCAGTTCCTGAAACGGGAGAGCCTTTACGCATCGATCCCCCTCACCGCGGGCTCCACCGCCGATCCGGGCGGTGGTCCTGGCGTCTCGCCGATTGGGCCGGGGCCGGATCCCCGGGTCTACGCCACCGGCGCTCATCATCTGACCAACGCACAACTCTCAGCTTCGCTAGGACTCTGACATGCCGACACTACCTCAAACCCAGCCCAATCCGTCTCAGGCCCAAATGCTGGCCGAAGCCTATAGACGCGGCCTGATGCGGCCAGAACAGGCTCACGCCTATGAGGTCGCGGCCTTACGCGGCGCCGTGAACGATCCGTATGCGGCCGCGCGGGCGGATGAGAGTTCCTCAGCCCGTGGCGTCAATCGTGGCGCGAGCCTCACGTTCACCGGAGCGATCCCTTTTCTGAACGAGGGTGGGGCCGCGATGGCGGCGGGCGCGGGCGCGATCGGCAACATGCTCAATCAGCGGCCCGCGGACTTCGGCGGCGAGTGGAACAGAGCTCGCGCCATGCAGCAGGGCTATCAGGATCAATACGCCGCGGAGCACCCGATCAGCGCGGTCGGAATGAAAACCGCCGGGCTCGCCGCGCAGATCGCCGCGGCGATGGGCACGGGCGGCGCCAGCGAAGCTGCGTCCGCCGCCACGGCCGCGCGAACCGGCCTGGCCGCGTCCGCTAGGCGCATGGCGACGAGCGTGGCCCGCAACGCGACGCTCGGAGGCGGTGTCGCCGCCGTCAATGCCGCGGCACAACCGGGAACGCTCCGGCAACGAGCGGTGGCCGCCGACAACGCCTTCCTGCCGGGAGCGGCGCTCGGCGCCGTCGTGCCGATCGCTTCATCGGCTTTGCCGGGCTCCATAGCCGCCGTGCGTCGCGCCGGGACCAGTTTGAGGGACGGTATGGACGCCTTGACGGGCTCACAGGCGGTCCGGGGGCCCAAAATTCCTTCGCCGGCCAGCGCGCTCGCGAGCGAGGGGATCCCAATCACGCTAGGCCAGCGATTGGGCGGTCCGTTCCTGAAAGCCGAGAACCAGACGGCGCTACTGCCGCGGCAGGGTTCCGTGATACGCGAAGCCCAGGCGATAGGCCAACAAGGCCTCAACAGGGCGCTCGCGAACAGAGCGCTGGCGCCGATCGGTCTGACGCTTCCGGCCAACGTTCCGGTCGGCCAAGCGGCGGCCGACTTCGTGAACGCCAAGGTCGCCCGAGCGCGGGAGATCGCGCCCGACGGGATCGACTCCGTGGAACCCGACGCACGGTATGCGGGTGATGTGCAGGCGATGCTCGCAAAGGCCGAGCGCGTTTTTCCGGAGGAACTCAGCGATCATTTTGCATCGCTGGTCAGTGACACGGCAGACAAATTAAACAATGGCGCCGCAAATTCGGAAACAATAAAAGATATCTTCAAGCACATAGACGAAGAGATTGACGGTCATATCGATTCGCCTAATGCGGATGAAGACGCATACGGCTTGCACCTACAGAATTACAGAGACAAGGTCGCCGCGCTGGCGGGCCGGCAAAATCCTGATTTCATGGCCGACTACGCGGCAGCCGAAAGGGCCAAACTGATCGCAAACCTGTTCAGCGATGCGACGGCGCGCGCGGGCGACGATCCAAACGGGTTCAGCCCGGCGGACCTGTTGCAGGCCCACGACGCCCTGCCGACGAGCCACATAAGCGATCTCGCCGCCGGCGCCCTGCCGGACACTCTGGACCTGGCGGACAGGGCCAACCTGGTGATGGGGGCGCCGGCCGTGTCGGCCGGAACCGCGACGCGGCCGACACTGCTGGGCGCCGGACTCATCGCCGCGGCGAAGCCCAACGCCGCCGCGGGCCCGGCTGTCGCCAATGCCTTCGAGATCGCCCCGCCGGGAGGGGTCGCAGAGCGACTCGCACAGCGCAACGCGTTCGTACCCAATCTGATGGCTGGCTTGACCGCCGGGGGCGGCCTTTCGGTGGCCGCCACAAGTAAACCGCAGCAGCAGCCGCTGGTCGCGGGCGTCCAATAGGACCGCGCAGACGACAATCACCCTGATCGGCGCTCGTGAACGTCGGCTGGAGAGTGAAACGGGTGCGATCGCGCCTGACATTCCTCAAGAAGGATCCGTGATGACAGGTCTGCTCCTTCCCGTCCCTGGACTGCGCGCGGTCGACCAGTATGGCGCTCCGATGGCCGGCGCACTCCTGCAATTCTACCTTTCCGGCACGACGACACCCACGCCGGTCTACACCGCCGCGGACCTCGCCACGCCACTCGGCAACCCGGTCGGCAGTGATTCCGCGGGCCTGTTTCCGCCGATCTTCTACGATCCCACGATAAGCTATCGCGCCCAGCTGCTGACCGGTAGCGGCAGCGTCGTTCAGGATGTCGACCCGGTCGCCGCGCCATTCGTCAACGCCGACGGCTCGATCACGGCCGCCATGCTGGCCAGCGGCGCCGCGGTATCGAACATCGGCTACACGCCGCTGAACAAGGGGGGCGACACCGCGACCAACCTGTTGCTGTCCAACAGCTCGCTCGCAATCAACAGCGCCGGCTACCTCGGCGCCCCCCCTAACACCCAAAACAACAACTACACGTTCGCGCTGAGCGATGCGGGGGTCTGCGTCACATGTTCCAGCACCGGGGGATATGCCTGGACTATTCCGCCGGTGTCAGCGGTCGCATTCCCTATAGGCACCATCATCCTGGTCAGAAACCGCGCGGCAGGGGCGATCACCCTGACGCGCGGCGCCGGCGTGGTGCTTCGGATCGCCGGTGTCGCCGGAAGCGTGGATGTGGCGCTGGCCATCTGGGGGTTCGCGACCCTGATGATGGATGAGACAAACGAATGGGTCGTCAGCGGCGCGGCGCTGTCGTGACGGGCGCGGTCCTCGCCACCGTCGGGGGCAGTGGCGGCGGCGGCGGTGGCGCCCCGCCCGACGCCCTGGCATGGACCAATCCATATGGTTCCACGCTCGCGTCGACCCAGGCGCTGACCATAGCCGGGATCGGGCCGGGCACGGCCCCGATTACCGCGACCAACAGCGGCGGCGCGGCGCTCTCTTCCATTCAAAACGGAGTGAGCACGCTCTACACCGGGGCCTTTACGGTGAGCGACGGCGACACGCTCGGTTGGTCTCTTCTGAATCTCACCTCGTCAACCGAGACAGGCACGGTGGTCGTGTCGAGCGGCGCGTTCACTGTCGGGACGTTCATCTATGTCGTTCTCGGCAACAACGATTTCTAGGATTGGCGCCATGAATAGCAACGACCTCACGGTTTCGGTTCTAGCCGCGTCTGTTCTGGGTCAGTTCGCGGGGCTGCTGATATGGGGGGCAACGCTCAGCAACCGCGTCAAGACCATCGAGCGCGACATCGAACCGTTGCGATCACTGGCGGCTTCTGTCGCACGTCTTGAGGCGAGGCTAGAGGGACTGATGGAACAGCTGCGGGAACTGAGCTTCACGATCCGCTGGGGACGCAGCCCGCCCATCGATGATCAGCCGCCGGACAAGTAGCGACAATCGAGGCCTATCCGATCACGATTGCTTCGCGCGCGCGGTGCGCTAGGCAGGCGCCATGACGCCTTTCGACTTCGATGCCTGTGTGGTCGGCGCGGGCGCCGTCGGCCTGGCTTGCGGCTTCGCCCTGTCGCGCCGCGGTCTGGACGTCGTCGTCCTGGAAAAAGAACGTATGATTGGACAGGGTGTCTCGTCCCGGAACTCGGAGGTTGTCCATGCCGGCCTGTACTATCCGACAGGGTCCCTGAAGGCTCGTCTGTGCGTGGATGGGCGTCGCCGGCTGTACGCATTCCTCGATCAGCACTCGGTGGCTTATCGTAAGTGCGGCAAACTGGTCGTCGCCACCGACGCGCACGAGACGGGCCGGCTCGACGCGATCCGTGCTCAGGCGCTCGCCAACGATGTCGAGGGCGTTTGCGCGCTGAGCGGCCGGCAGGCGGTGGCCAAAGCGCCCGGACTGAGGGCGGCGGCGGCGCTTTGGTCCCCTGAAAGCGGTGTTTTCGACAGCCACGGCTACATGTCCGCGCTCAGAGCACGGATCGAAGATTTCGGCGGCGCAGTCGTTCCCCTGACTCCTTTCGACCGCGCGACGCCGCGCGGAGCCGGTGGTTTCGACGTGAAGGCGGGTGGCGGAGCGCCGACGCTGGTCACGGCGCGTCTGCTCGTGATCGCCGCGGGTCTTGGCGCACAGGTCTGCGCGATCCGAACGGAAGGCTATCCCGCGGCTCTGATCCCTCGGCTCCACTACGGCAAAGGCGTGTACTTTCGTCTCCAAGGCCCCCCGCCGTTCGAGCCATTGATCTATCCCCCGCCCATAGCCGGCGCATTAGGCACGCACTATCGCAAGGACCTCGGCGGGCAAGCCGTATTCGGACCGGATCTATCGTTCGTCGAGCATGAGGACTACAGCGTCGACCCTGCACGCGCCGCGACGTTCGAGGCCTATATTCGTCGGTTCTGGCCAGCGCTTCCAACCGGTGCGCTGACGCCTGACTACGCCGGCCTGCGACCGAAGATCCATGGGCCGGGCGAGCGCCAACCCGACTTTCGAATCGATGGTCCGGCCGTACACGGCATCGCGGGGTTGGCGGCGTTGTTCGGCATCGAAAGCCCCGGTCTCACCTCATCGCTCGCCATCGGAGAGGAGGTCGCAGCGGTGCTCGGCGTCTGA